AGGAACTGATTGAGATGTCTCAATTGTATGGATTACGATCTGGACAAAAGATTGGTAATTTAGATTTGTTTATTTTTGAAGATGGTTATTCTTATTCATCATTTCATAATTTTGATATGAACTTCTTGAACTTGCCAGTTTACAGAGCAGATACAAAAGAAGAGTTTCTTTTCGATGCTGGAACATTAGCGTTTACTATCGCGACTGGTGGTTGGACTAAAGCAGGTAAGTTTGTTCTGTCTCAGTTAGAACAAGATTAGATTTCATCGCAATCAATGCAGATATGAAATCTACGCTGTGTTGACATAACATAGTTGTCAATCTTTATCCAGGTAATTTCATCACAGATTTTACAGACTAACGCTAGCTTCATTCTTCTTCCCCCTCTCTTAATCTTATAGCATAGTCTCGGTAATAGTTAACCTTTGTACTAAGTTCGGTAATCATGTCCATCGATTCTTGAGCCCATTTTTTAACACTTGGTCTGTCATCTTGAGCCCATTGATGTTCATAATTCCATAATTCTTCTAAGGCTTGGATTATAGTCCTTAATTCATCGTATCTAAAATAATATGCAGCCGTAAACTTGCCATTATCTTCTTTGTTGTTTCCAACGCTGTATGCTCTCATTCTTCTTCACCTACTCCTTCAGGTAAACAGTTTTTACAAAACATCCATCCATCTAAACGCATCCTACCGCATGACATTACGCATTCAACATCTATCCTTCTGATTGATGTCTCTCGTTTATTGCGTTCTGATCTTAATTGATCTCTTACCCAAGCAGAAAAGTTAGTCTTTTCCTTGGCATATTCCCATGTAACGCTATCTAATGTAACATTGATTGGTCTCATTCTTCTTCACCACACGATTCGCAATTCTTCTTTCCACAATATGTGAATGGTTCGTCTCCAAAATCATGATCTTCGCAGTTCATGTTACTAGCCAAGGAGCATTGGTATATGAATTTATGCGCACGCATTGGGAAAAAAGACAAGGGGTATCCCTAGCAAGTTAGAAATATGGTTGGTATGCCATGGGGGTGGTGGTGATAAGGAACTTGGAGGTGGACTCTCCCTCCGTGGGCCTTCGGGGCGGCTCCGCCGCAAAGATTCAATCCGGGTTTGTAGATCGGGCCAAGAAAACAGTGTAGTTTATACACCTAGTTTACTTGGGAAACTACATGGCAACAGCAAAAACAGGTAGTTTTTACCTGACAGAGAGAGTATCAATGGCAAATGGATCAGCAGATGGTAGTAGATTTCAAGGATCTATCGATTTGGGTGCATATGTCAATGTAGCAACAGGACAAGCAATAGCAATTGAATCAGTAGATTTCATTTGGCAAACCTTTGATGGTGGGTCAAATCCTGAGTCAATGGTGGCAGCAAACGGTAGTCTTGGTGCACAACTTACCGATCTAAATCCAGGAACAGCGTTTATCCTGGCGGACGATCACAGTTTGGTAGCATCAGGTTCTTTGTCCATCGACCAAGGAAACAATATCGCTACTCACACTACTGACCTTTACCCTGACAATTTTGGACCATCCTCACTTAGTGAATCGTTCTTAGTTGTAAATGATACACTTTACCTGGTAGCCGGAAATGACGGTGCAGCAGTAGGCGGAGCAAATGTTTACCTTACCGCAAGAATCCGTGCGAGGGTGGCCAAATTGTCGAATAAAGATTGGATGGCCATTGCGATCCAGTCGACAGCCTCAGACAACTGAGGTGTTTGAGTGGCTTGTGAAACATGCAGACTATTGGCGGAGTTGCTAGAAAGTGCCGGCGTTCCTACTGGCATTTCTAAAGAAGTTGGCAAACTTGCTGCCCCTGTTGAGAAGAAAGTCAAGCGGAAAGCGAGTGCTTACAGTATCAAGTACGGTAAGGCTTTCAAGCGAGTCGCTGGAAAATACAAACTCAAATCAGGAAAGTGGGCTAAGAACGGATTTAAGCGAGCACAAAAAGCCGCCCACAAACTAGCAAAAACAATGAGGTGATTGTATGGATGAAAGAGCACTACGCGGTAAGAGAACTATGCACAAACAAATACCACCTGCTGCTTTGTCAATGACAGCAACTGGAGATTGGAATCCGCTAGCAGGTAAAGCATGGGAAGTAGTATCTCCAGTAGGTACTAGCCCTGCATCCTTTTACTTTGAAACTTATTTTGATTTAGGTGGATATACTTTAGACGATCTAACTATCTACCCTGAAATCGCATTACTCCAAGATCCAGGTGTATATACTGCCAATCCTTCACCTAATGCTAGGTTTGCAGTAATAGATATTCTATCACAAGAAAAATTGGATATTCCTGATGTAATAGCGGACTACATGAGTAATGGTTTGCCTGGCTCTTCAATATCCAAAGAAGACTGGACTCAGATTATATTTGGACGATATAGGTTAATGACTCTAACAACCGTTCAAGCAGCACCTGAAATTATGACTGTAGCTAGAGAAGTGGATTTTTCGTCGATGGAGCCTACAACAGTCGAAAAGTTATGGATCTACAGAATAGTTATTCCAAGTGGATTATTTGATGTTGGTAGTCAGGTAGAAGTTCCTGCTTCTACATTTGTGGTTCGATTTGAATCAATAAAAGAATCTGATTTACATTACATGATGAGACTCAAAAGAAGTTTTGAATTAGGAACTGATTGAGATGTCTCAATTGTATGGATTACGATCTGGACAAAAGATTGGTAATTTAGATTTGTTTATTTTTGAAGATGGTTATTCTTATTCATCATTTCATAATTTTGATATGAACT